TTAACAATTAATTGCTATATATTTATAGGAGAAAAAGATGGCAAACGAAACAACCTCAACCACCATTTCGGAACTATATACCGAAATAGTCGCTGAAGCATTATTTGTGGCAAGCGAACAGTCAATCATGAGAAATCTTGTCCGTAACTATACTATTATAGGTGGCGGTAAGTCAGTAGAAGTACCGATTTATGCAACAGTATCAGCGGCAGCAGTAGCTGAAGCAACAGATTTATCAAACACAGCAGTTAACCCTAGCTCAGTAACTATCACAGCCTCTGAAGTAGGTATTATGACAACACTAACAGACCTAGCTAGAAACTCAGCATCAAGAAATGTTGCAGGGGACATAGGTAGATTGTTTGGTGAAGCCATAGCCAGAAAGATGGATGCTGATTTATCTGGTTTATTTACTGGGTTCTCAACAGAGAAAGGACCGGGAGCAGGTGCTGAATTAACAATACAAGATTTATTTGAGGCAGCAACTGAATTAAGATCAGCTAATGCCCCTGGTCCATACTATGGTGTGTTCCATCCAAAGCAAATCTTTAATGTTAAAAAGGCTTTAACAAACACTTTTGCAGGAACTTCTAATATTCCAGATTTAGGTAACGAAGCAATGAGAGCAGGTTTCGTAGGACAAATAGCAGGAATACAAATATTTGAAAGTTCAAATGTAGCAGTTGATGGTTCTGATGATTCTATCGGTGGTGTATTCTCACAAGACGCTTTAGGAGTTGCTATGATGCAAGACCTTAAAATTGAGTCACAAAGAGATGCTTCACTAAGAGCAGATGAAATCGTAGCCACAGCAGTTTATGGAGTAGGTGAGCTTCATGACAGCTACGGAGTTAAGTTAACAGCAGATAGCTTAGCAAACTAATTTAATTAGGGAGGGAAACCTCCCTTTTTATCTAAGGAGTTAAAATGGAAACTGTTAAATTAATTAATAAAAATGGCGATATTATTGAAAGATTAAAAATACAATATGAGCCTAATATAAAGATTTGGACTGAAAGAGGTTGGTCTGTTTATGAGAAACCAAAAGCACAACCTAAAATAGAACAGCCTAAAACAACCACAAAATCTAAAAAGAAAGCTAAGTAATGGCAACAACTGAATTTGGTGTAGCGAATACAGATTTACAAAAAATACAGCCAGATGTTTTAGGTTTTGGCATAGCTGATTTTGCTGACCAATTACAATTTGCTGAAAATGATGTTCTTAGACGTATCCGAGAGGAATGGTGGGAAAGATATAGGCATCAAGTAAGATATAAGGACATTACAAAGATTACTTCTGTTGAAATGGTCAATAGTAAGCTAACAGATAGTCAATGGACACAATCAGTAGTTTATTTGGCTTTATGGAAATATGTTTATCCAATTTTAACAAAGTGGAGAGACCCAGATACTGGCGAGGGTAAAGACACATTTCAAGTTCAGATTGATTTTTATAGGGATAGATACGAAGAAGAATTTCAAGCTATTTTAAGGGATGGTGTTGAGTATGATGAAGATGGTGGTGGTACTGTCTCAGATAGCGAAAAAGAAGCTCTACACAGCCTAAGATTAGTGAGATAATGGAAGTATCAGCGAAGATAAATACTATTGAAGTTACAAACTTTTTACAGAATATAACTCAGAAACAAAGGGCAGTTATTGATAAAGGTTTAAAAAGAGTTTCAAATATGGCTATTCTGATGATTACAAAGCGTACACAGAGTGGCAAACTTCCAGATGGTGGTAGAATGAGACCTTATGCAAATTCTACTGTCAGAGGGCGAAAAAAGAGAGGTAGACAGACTGGTTTTGTAGACCTTACTGATACAGGTAAAATGTTTAGGAGTTTAGACTTTAGAACTGGAGCATTTAAAAGTACATTATTCTTTTCTAATATGGAAAGAGCAAAGATAGCAAGTTATCATGATACTTTTGGTGTAGGTAAAAGAAAAATAACAAGACCATTTTTTGCTATTGGTGATAGGGAAGAAGATAAAATACAAGCAGAATTTTCAAGATTTTATTTTAAGGAAATGAGATTGTGAGCAAAAGGGAAAATATAGCTAGTAATATTATAACTGTACTTGATGCTGTAACAAGTCCTATTGAGTTTAAAAAGATTACTAGAGAGCCTTTTGAGGTTGAAGAATTAAGTGATGCTCAATTTCCAGCTATGTTTGTGCAATCTGGCGATGAAAGTAGAGAAGTCCAAAGTATAGGTGATACAGGTTCTGGAACTTATAGAGGTACAATAGACTTTTTAATTGTGGCTTTTGGTAAGGGTACAACTACAAATATTGATACAATTAGAAATCAATTAATTGAAGTTATTGAAGAAACATTAGATAATGATGTAACAAGAAATGGAAATGCTATAGATACTCAGATTATCGAAGCGTCAACAGATGAGGGTACAATATATCCTTATGGTGGCGTAAGAATAACAGCAAGAGTTCTGTACGAATACACTAGAGGGAGTGCATAATGGCTAAAGATATAAAAATGACTAAAGGTAAATATACTATTACCATAACAGCAGAGAATTTGGAGCATTTTGAAAGGCTAGGATATAAACAAGCTGAAAAAATAGTTGCAAATAAAGCCGAAAAAAGAGATAAAGAAACAAAAGATAAGGAGTAAAACATATGGCTACACATCACGGGAAAGAGGGAGTTGTTACTGTTGCAGGAGTTGCAATGGGTAATGTTACAGGCTTCACTATTGATACAACACATGACACAGTAGAGGATACTGAATTATCTGATGCTACAAAGACATATATAGCAGGTAGAGGTACTTTTACAGCTAGTATTGACATGAACTATGATGAGGAAAGCACAGAACAATCATCATTAACTACTGGTTCAAGTTTGGCATTTGTATTCTTGCCAGAGGGAAACACAAGTGGTGATGAAAGTTTAAGCGGCACTGGTATTGTTACAGGTATGTCTATTGGTCTTACATTAGATGGCGTAACTACTAGGACTGTTTCAATTCAAGGCACTGGTGCATTAACTGTTGGTACAGTATAAGATATGTCGGAAAAAATAGACTACTTTGATGGTATAAGAGAGCATTTTAGTACATTAGAAACTCAAATAATCGAAGTGCCAGAGTGGGGTTTAGTAGGCGATAAAGCGATTTATTGTAAACCCTTTAATATGCTTGAAAAACAAAAAATTTTTAAGGGTGCTTCTGGCAGTGACCTCATAGTTTTAATTGATGTAATTATAGAAAAAGCATTAACAAAAGATGGTGATAAAATGTTTAATGCTAGTCATGTTTTGGCATTTAAAACCAAAGCTGACACTAATGTAATTGCTGACGTAGCCACTAAAATTATGGGTACTGGTAATGACGATATTGAAGAGAATAAAAAAAACTAAAAAGTGACCCAGAACTTCATAACCTTTTTGGGTTAGCCGAAAAACTACATAAGTCTGTTTCTGAAATATTGCAAATGTCTGTGAGTGAGTTTAATATGTGGATAGCATATTATGCTTTACAAAGTGATGAAAGAGAAAGACAAGAACGATTAGCAAAGGCTAGAAGATAGTGGCAACCAAACAAGTAAACATAGATATACTAGCCAAAGATAAGACTGCAAAAGCTATGCAGTCAGCCACTAATAGTGTCAATAAACTTAAAGATAACGTCCAACAATCTGTATCACATCAACAGAAATCATTTTCTGCTTTAGGTAATACTGTTAGAAATGTTGTTACTGGTATAGTCGCATTTCAAGCACTTAGGTTTAGTGCTGAGATGGTAAATATGGCTAGTTCTGTTGAAGAAATGCAATCTAAATCAGCGGTTGTATTTGGTAAATTTGTTACAGACGTTAGAACTCAATTAGAAAAGTTTGGTGATGAAGTAGGAAGAAGCACATTTGAATTAGAGGCTATGGCTTCATCTGTTCAAGATACTTTTGTGCCTTTAGGATTTGCTAGGAAAGAGGCATCAAAACTTTCAGTTGATTTAACTAAGTTAGCAGTAGATGTAGCGTCATTCAATAATGCGACTGATGTAGATGTTATGCACGCTTTCAGAAGTGCATTAGTTGGAAATCACGAAACAGTATTAAGATTTGGTGTTGTTATTAATGAAGCAACTATAAAACAAGAACTTATGAGAATGGGCATAAATAAAACTTCTAGCGAGATTACCAATCAAGAAAAGGTAATGGCTAGATTGAATCTTATCATTGCAGGTACAGCAGATGCTCAAGGGGATGCAATAAATACCAACACAAGTTTTGCAAATTCTATGAAAGCATTAGGTGCTGAGTTTGAAGAATTTATGGTTGAAGCCATAGCACCTATGTTACCTGCATTATCTGATATGGTTCGCTCTATTAAAGAATCCATCATAGAAACAAAAGAGTTTTTAAGATCAATAGGTCTTTTAAGTGAATTAAATAAAGTCATTCCTATCGTAGAACAACTTGAAAAAAACCAAGATAAACTTTCTATAGCTAATGCTAAATTAGCAGAGGAAACAAAACTACTTAATGCCATACAAAATATGACCTTTTTGGAAAAGGGTAAGGAAGCTATTAAGGCTAATGGTGAGTTTGGTCTCTCAATATATCAAGGTGAAAAAGCTGTAAAGGATAGAATTGAAGCTCTAAAAGAAGAAATAAATCAAATAAATGCACATAAAAACAGTATAATTTTTGATTCAGAAATTAGAGAAATCAATACAACAAAAATTAAAAAACAAACAGATGCAATAAAAGATTTAAATGAACAAAAAGCAAAAGCGACTGATGGAACTGCTTTGGGAATAGATGAAAGTATGGGTGGGGTTGCACCTACTTTTTCACAAGAGGAAAGACTAACTGGGTTACAAGAACTCGCAAGTTTAGAAATGCAAATTCAAGAAGAAACTTTCCAAAATAAATATAAGAAAATTCAAGAGCAAGATGAATTATTAGCTGAATTAGATAGAATTAGAGCAGAAGACAAAATTGCTCTTGCTTATGAAACTGCACAAAAAGAAATGGATATTAGAAAGAAACTATTTGATGATAATTTTAATCTAATAAAGTCTGGTAAAGCAGGTGAAATCAAATTAGAAGAAATGTCTGGTAAAGATAAAACTAAATTGGCTATGAAAGTTGGTAGGGAAGCATTAGACCAATTAGCACAAAGTAATAAAAAAGCATTTCAATTAAATAAAGCATTTAAATTAGCTGATGCTATAATGAGTACTGCTCAAGGTGTAACCGCAGCATTAGGCTCAATGAATATACCACTAGCTATTGCTATAGGTGCTTTAGGTGCTGTTCAAGTAGCTACAATTATGTCATCTAAATATCAAGGTAGAAGACTTGGCGGTAGAATGAACCAAGACCAACCTTATTTAGTGGGTGAAGCAGGACCAGAATTAGTTGTGCCAGATAAACCCTCAAATGTAGTGCCAAATGGTCAGTTAGGTGGAATGGGGAAACAAGTAAATGTTAATTTTAATATAACTACAGTAGATGCTACTGGGTTTAGTGAATTATTAGTAAATAGCAGGGCAACTATTGTCAATGTTATTAATCAAGCCTTAAATGAAAAAGGAAAAGAGGTGCTTGTATAATGCCTGGTCAATTCCCAACAAGTCCACAAGCAAGTAGTGCTGATATAGGTTCAGAGCAAAAAACTATAGTGACAACCACAACTTCTGGTAGGGTTCAAACTAGACAAATTGATGGGCAAAAATTCACTCTGAAATTATCCTACCCTCCTATGAGAAGAACAGATTTTGCACCCATTAAAGCCTTTTTAATGAAGCAGAGGGCAAGGTTAAACACTTTTACTATAATACCACCAGTTGTTTCTAATGCACAGGGTGTCGCTACAGGCACGATAAGTGTTGATGGTGCTATAAGTGCAGGAGCTACAACTTGCACTATAGATGGTATGACAGTAAGCACTAATGATATATTAAAGGCAGGGGATTACTTTAAATTCGCAAGTCATGAAAAAGTTTATATGGCTGTTGAAGATTTAGATTCAGATGGTACAGGCTCTGGAACATTAACCTTTGAACCACCTTTAAGGGAAGATGTCGCTGATGATATTCAATTAACCTATGATAATGTGCCTTTTTTTGTAAGATTGGCAAATGATGTTCAAGAATATTCTATTATAACTAATGACCTTTATAATTATGAGGTTGACTTAATAGAAAGTTTGTAAATGGCTAGAGACCTTACCACAGCAGTCAAAAATGAATTGGCAACCGATAGTCTGCAACCTATTAATCTTATTTATATTAATGTAGGTGCAGGTTTAAGGGTTACTGACCATTATAAAAACGTAACTTATGATAGTAATACATATACAGCTTCTTCTTTGTTTACTAAGTTGTCGGCAGTAACTGAATCCTCAGAAATACAAGTCAGCAATATCACAGTTACTTTTACAGGTGCTGACCAAACTATAACCTCATTGTTTCTAAGTAATCCTTATTTAGAAAAAGAAGCTGAAATATATAAAGGATTTATTGATGGCAATGAAGCTCTAATATCTGACCCATTTTTGTTATTTAAGGGCAGGATTGAGTCATTTAGTATTAATGAAACCCTTAATAATTCTAGGGTTAACGTGTCTATAGCTTCTCATTGGGCGGATTTTAGTAAAGTAGAGGGTAGAAAAACAAATACAGGTTCACAACAACTACACTTTCCAGATGACTTAGGCTTTGAATTTGCAAGCCAAACAGTTCAAGATATCAAGTGGGGTAGGTCATGATGGAAGATGTTGTGGGATTGTTTAAGCAGTTTGAGAAATATGAAAATAAATCTACAAGACAGATAGAGAATTATTTAAAACCATCAATAGAGCTAAATCAATATGTAACTTTTTATGATGAACATAGTATAGTTGGCTTTGTGAATTGGGCATATTTACATCATTTAGTACAAGAAAGATTTAAATTAACTGGTAAAATAAAACGGAATGAATGGAACTCTGGTAATAACTTATGGTTAATTGATATCTTATCAATAGATAATACTTTTGCTATGATGAGATGGGTGTATAATTATTTTAAAAAAGAATTGAAAGTCAATAATTCAATAAACTGGTGCAGAGTTGATGATGGTGTTTATAGGGTTGGACAAAAGTTTAAAAGGGATTTTCACTAATGGGTAGCGTTGTTGATGCTGTTGTCAATGTCGTAAATGACTTTATTGGTTGGCTATTGCCTATTCCAGATGTGCCAGAGTTTGGAGCTTCTGAGCAGGTTCGTGGTGTATTAATCAATAAACAGTCAAATAATGCTCAAATACCAGTTGTTTACGGAAGAAGAAAAGTAGGTATTACTCGTGTTTTTGTTGAGTCATCTGGAACAAATAATCAATATTTATATATTGCAGGTGTTGTTTGTGAGGGTGAAATAGAAGAAATTGAAGAGATTTATATAGATGATAAAAGGGTTTATTTTGATGGCGATTTAGATGATGGAGTAATAAGAGAAGTTGAAGAAGATGATATTAACTTCTATAAAGGTAGCTCACATGTACAAATACAAGCCTTTTATGGCACAGATGACCAAATAGCATCTTCAATACTTACAACCTCATTAAATTGGACTTCAAATCATAGATTAAGAGGTGTTTGCTATCTTGCTTTAAGGCTTAAATGGAATGCAGATATATTTAGTTCTATTCCAGATATTAAAGTAATTTTAAAAGGCAAAAAGGTTTATGACCCAAGAGATGCTACAACAAAATATTCACAAAACTCTGCTTTAGTTTTATTGGATTATTTAAGAAATACAAGATATGGCAAAGGCTTACCAGATGATGCTTTTGAGCCTAACTTTGCATCATTTCAAACTTCTGCAAATGAAGCGGATACATTAATACAACCAAGAACAGTAACTGTTACACCAGTTGCAGGATTAACAAAGCAAGACTTTAATGGCACTTATGCTTATAGACCTGCTTTCTTTGTGGGTAGGCATATACAAGGCGAAGAAACACAAATAACATCTATTGATAGAAGGAGTACAGGTCAATATACATCTGATAGATATTTTGGTTATATTAACCCTGCACAAACAGGAACATATCAATTCCAAACAGAGTCAGACGATATGAGCACCACATATATTGGTGATAATGGACAAACAGTTGATGAATTATTTAGGGAAATAGAACTTAATAGTAACTCTAAACGGATTATTAGTCAAAGGATAGGATATTCAGCGATTGCTAATAAAGATTTAACAGCAGGTGGTCAATATCCTATAATTATTTATCTTGGAAATTACAAATTTACTGGCAGATTATCTTTTTTTTGGGGATTTGATGGGGGAGCTTTAACAACTGATTTAAGTACAATTTATTCAAATGGTGAAAATGTAACAGATATTGTTCCAGAAATAATTAAATTTGAAACTAATGCTGTTTTAGATACCGACCAAAAAGTATTGGAAAACGTCAAAAAACTAACAAATCCAATGAGTGCTTTGTTTACTTATAGCAATGGTGTTTATAAAGTTAAAATTGAGGGTACTGGTTCAGCTATCAAAACAATAACAGCAGACCACGTTGTTGGGGGTGCTAAAGTTCTAGGTGAGAGAAAAAATAATAAATATAATCGAGTTATAGGAACATTTGTAAACCCTTTTAAGAATTATCAAAACGATACAGTTAGTTTTCCTCCCGCTGATGATAGTAATGTAGAAACAGCTTTTAAACATGCTACATTGCTTGCAGAAGACAATAACACACTATTAGAGGGTAATTTCCAATTCCCTAATGTAACCAACACATATAATGCTGAAGCACTATGTGAGATTATATTAAGACGTTCTAGAAACCAATTACAGATACAGCTAACATTAACCTCAGAATTTTTAGAATTAGAAATAGGGGATATTATAGCTATTACATACCCTACAGGTGGATTTGATGCCAAACCATTTAGAGTTTTGGGTATGGAAATTAATGAAGATTTAACAGTAAATGTCCAGTTGTTCGAACACCAAGATAATTTTTATACATTTAACGAAAAGAACCCAATCCCAACAATAGCAGATACGACATTACCAAATCCATTTATAGTACAAGAGCCAGTAATTATTGTATCAGATGAGCTTAGAGCCTTAAATGAAGAAGCTATTAGTGTTCTATTAGTTGAGGTAAGTGCTACTGATGAATTTATAGTGGATTTTGAGGTACAAGCTAAAAAAAGCACAGATACTGCTTATATAAACTTAGGTAGGGGTGCTAGTTCTAATTTTGAGCTTGCTAACGTAGAAGATAATGCGGTTTATGATGTTAGGGCAAGGTCAGTATCATCTATTAGTAGGTCGGTATTTGTATCAGCACAACATCAAGTAGTAGGTAAAACTGCACCACCTGCTGATGTAACAAATTTTCAAGTGAATATTATAGATACAGAAGCTCATTTGAGTTGGACACCAGTACCAGATTTAGATTTATCACATTATATTATTAGACATAGCCCTTTAACTAGTGGTGCTATATTCTCTAATGCTATAACTTTAATTGATAAGGTATCAAGACCTGCAAATACAGTAACTGTTCCTGCACTAACAGGCACTTATTTTATAAGGTCAGTTGATAAAATTGGGTTAAAATCACTTAATGCTACTAGTAATGTTACATTAATTAATAATGTAAAAAACCTAAACTTTGTTGCAAGTTCTACACAAGACCCCACTTTTACAGGCACAAAAACAGATGTTATTGTTGTTGATGATGCTTTAATACTTGAAACAGCTTTGTTTGATAGTGTTTCTGGCGATTTTGACGATGCCGTTGGAAACTTTGATGGTGGTGGCGGTACAGTTTTATCAGAGGGAACATATGACTTTGACACATACATAGATGCAGGTGGAGTTTATAGTAGTAGGATAACAGCCACAGTAAATATGGAACGTCTTGACTATGTGAATTTATTTGACGATGCACAGGGTAATTTTGATGCTAGAGAGGGTTTATTTGATGGAGCTAATGATACCTTTGGAGATGTTAACGTACAGCTACAGATAGCTAAAACAGACGGAGACCCAGTAAGTGGCACATACTCTAATTTTCAAAAGTTTAATGTTGGTGATTATACTGGCAGGGCATTTAAATTTAGGGCAGTTTTAATAAGTGATGATGTTGAAGCAACACCTAAAGTAACAGGTTTGTCAGTACAAGTAGATATGCCAGAAAGGGTATATTCCGAAAAAGACATTGCTAGTGGAACTGATACGAATGGTAAAGTAATAACATTTAGCCCTGCATTTAAGGAGATATCTGGAGTAGGTATTTCTGCAAGTAACTTGGCTAGTGGTGATTATTATGCTATAACAAGTAAAAGTGCTACTGGTTTTACTATAGAATTTTTTAACAGTTCCAATACCACAATAGACAGAACATTTGATTATGTGGTAAGAGGGTATGGAGAACTAGCATCATGAGGTTAGAATATGTCACAAAATGATTTTACGTTAGCAAACCAAAGTTTTCCTGCCTTTAGAGCGGATTTAAACTCAGCCTTGCAAGCACTAGCAACAAATAACTCTGGAGGTTCAGCACCTAGCACAACCTTTGCTAATATGTGGTGGTACGATACTTCAAACAATATTTTATATATAAGAAACGAAGATAATGATGCTTGGATACAATTCGCAACACTAGACCAAGCTAATGATTTGTTTGTGGTTACATCATCAATAGATGTAGGCGATAATGTAAAGGCGAAGTTTGGCGATGGCGATGACTTACAGATTTATCATGATGCAACTGACAGCATTATTTTAGATAATGGTACTGGTAATCTTCGTATATTGTGTGAAAACTTTAGACTTCAAGACCCTACTGAGGCAGAAACATACATTACTGCTGATAGAGATGGTGCTGTTGGTTTAAGATTTAACGACTCACAAAAACTCGCCACCACTAACACAGGCATTGACGTAACAGGTACAGTTGTATCAGATGGTATGTCTACAAACACAGCAGGTACATCAAACTTTATAGCAGGTGTCAATGCAGGTAACTCTATTGCAAGTGGTGGAAATTATAATACTGTAGTTGGAGATGAAGCAGGAACAGCAATTACTATTGGTAGTAATAATACATTAATAGGAACATTTAGTGGTGATGCAATAAGCACATCAAGTTCTAATACTGCTGTTGGTTCATATTCGATGACAAACATGACTGATGGTAACAACAACGTAGCTGTTGGCACAAGTGCATTAGATTTAGATACTAAAGGAAATTATTCAGTAGCAGTTGGAAGAAATGCTTTAGGTTCACAAAACTTTACCTCTCTTACAAATACCCACAACACGGCACTTGGATACAATGCAGGTCTAAACGTAACAACAGGTATCCAAAATACGATTTTGGGAAGTCTTGCAGGTGACGCACTTACAGATGCTGACTACAATGTGGCAATAGGTTATCAAGCCTTAACATCAGACAGAAAAGGTGGAAGGACAGTTGCTATTGGATATAACGCACTACAAAATCAAGATTTTGCAAGTACCACAGATACATTCAATACTGCCGTAGGTATGGCTTCAGGTCAAAATAATGTAACGGGTATTCAAAACACTTATGTAGGCTATGGTGCCGGTAACTCTGGATTAGATAGTTACAATGTAGCTGTGGGTTACAATGCTCTAGCAAATGAATCTGCAGGGGAAAGAAATACTGCTATTGGTAGAAATGCTTTAGGTTCTGCAAGTACTACTGGAGAATCAACCAATACAGCAATAGGTTTTAATTCTGGTGAATTAATAACTACAGGTATTAAAAACACTATCTTGGGTAGCTTTACTGGCAATCAAGGTGGCTTAGACATAAGAGCATCAAACAATAACATTGTGTTATCAGATGGTAATGGTAATCCGAGAGTTTATATTGATGGTGCTGGTACTTTCCTTACAGGCGAAATTAGCACAAGTGCTGTTCTTAATGGTAGTGGTGCTTATATACAAGGTACAACTGGTTCTTTTTATGGTTCTGCAACTGGCACTCAACATTACTTCAACAGAGTAGAAAATGGTAATATATTAACTATTAGACAAGGTGGTGTTGATAGAGGTAATATTGGTACAAATTCAGCAAAATTATATATTTCATCTACTGGAAATGCAGGACTTAAATTTAGAGATGATTTAAATTGTATTATGCCTTGTAATGCTGATGGTACTAATTCAGATGCAGACCAAGATTTAGGTCAAGCAGGTGTAAGATTTAAAAATTTATATTTATCAGGTGGTATTCGTTTAGGTGGCACTGGTACAGCTAATGAGTTGGATGACTATGAAGAGGGAACTTGCACATTTACTTACACTGGAAGCGGTGGTAATCCCACTGTAACCTATGATAGTGTTAGCTATGGTTTTTATACAAAAATAGGTAGAAAAGTTTTTATTGAAGGAAGGATTAGAACAGATGCTTTTAGTGGTGGTTCAGGTTCACTTCAAGTATCTGGTTTACCATTTACTGTATCAAATATAGACCCAAACAAATACACTTCAGGTGGTGGTATAGTTTCAAATGATTTTGGTTCTAATCAGCCACATTCAACAATGGCAATAGCAGGAACTACATCATTTTACTGTATATATGGAAACTATAACATAAATAATGTTTCTGATTGTCAAGATGGTCTTAATAAAAATCAAATACAGTTTTCATTTTTTTATATGGCAATATAAATAGGAGATAAAAATGGCTTTAACAAAAGAGACAATACAAGACAAAATAGAAAAAGTGCATAACACTAAACATTATAACCCTATTGGACATAGGGTAGTCAGTCCATTAACCAAAAGGAGATAAAAATGGCTTTAACAGAAGAGACAATACAAGACAAAATAGAAATCGTAGGTGACTACAAGATGGTTCAAGTAAGAACTTCCATAGTCATCAAGAGAGATGGCACAGAGATAAGTCGTAGCTTCTCAAGGCACGTTGTAGCACCTGATATAAGTGCAGATGACTTAGCCAATGAGAGTACAGAAGTACAAGCAATATGCAATGCAGTACATACAGAAGCAATCAAGACAGCATATGCAACACATTTAGCAAATGCAGCACATTTAGCAAATCAGGAGATATAAATGGCAGTAACTTATGAATGGCA